GAGCGCTCGCGACCTGAATGTACGGCTTGAGTGTCGTCGCATCGACAACGCCCAGATCCGCGTTCCATGTGCCTGAACTCGGCACGGTCGGCGTGATCTGATAGGGCGTTCCGGGAATTGCGGTCGAGGCGGTCGTGCTCGTGTCGTACTGCGTGCCGGTTGTCCATGCCCCGCCGAGTAACAGCGAGTTCAGCGCTTGACCGGACAGCGTCGCCGCTTTGATTTTTCCGGTGGCCTTCGCCGTGCCTCTGGCGGCCAGCAGCGGAAACTGGTTTTGACCATAGAGCTGCTTCGTCTCAAAGCTGAGATCCAAGCTGAACTCGTTCACGAAACCGACGTTGAAGGGAGTCCCGTTGGCAATGTCGGTGCGAGTCAACCACAGAATCCCAGGACCGAATAGCCCTTGCGGGACGACGTTGGTGTTGGGCATTGAAGAGGCTCCGTCAGAAGTGGAAGCCGCAAAACGAAAAGGCCGCCCCGCGGAGGGCGGCTTGGTCGTTAAGTGGGGTGTCTATCAGGGAACGGTTATTTCAACATCGGCAACGGCGATGGCCTGACCGTCGAGGTCACCGGGAGATTTTTCGACGCGTCCAGTCATGCGACACCAGAACACGAGGCCGCCCAACGTGAATCGGCCTTGCATCGGATCATCCGGAGCAAAGGCAGACTGCACGGCATCCAACAGATTGTTGAGCGGCGTGATGGGCGCAATGTCTGGGTCTTGACCGAAGTTGCTGTAGATCCAAACTTCGGCGCGGATGGTCTGCTCCTGCAGAACTGTGTTCCGATACTCGAGGGTCTCGGACAAGTCGCGCAGGAACAGGGCGGGTTGCGCAGACACGTCCCCCCACATCTTTACGCGCCGGGAGAACGTCTGGAATCCGGTCGTCAGCGCAACGGCTGTTCCGTTCGCGGTCGCAGGCAGCGAAATCGTGAGCGGCGAAACACTCGTGATGACTGTTCCGCGGGCAATGCCTGGCCCGAATACCGGCAAGCCAATGAAGAGACCTGTTGACGTGCTCGGGCTTGAGAGCGTTTGCGAGCCAACTGCAGTGTTGGCGGTGAAGGAAGTCTTCACGGCCGCGACCAGCACATTGAACAGCGCCCCCATGACCGTCTCGCGGCTCGGGCGCGTCATTCGCGAGCCGCCTCATCCAGGGCAGCCGACAGTTCCGCCTCAACCTCTCCGCGCATGGCCTCAATGGGACCTCGCAAGTAGCGGAACGCGTCAATGTGTGCAGGCTTGGAGATTCGATCGAGCAGGCGACGCCGGGGACGACCGAGGCGGTTCGCCAAGCTCGTGGTGCGCTCCAAGGCACGCCGCGGCTTATCGGTGCCGTACTCCAGGGCGGCAGCCTTGGCGTACTCGTTCGAATCGCCTCCTGCGACAACCTGCACGTACCCTGCGACCCGGTTCGGGTTGTCGGCGTAGACGGTGCCCTGGATCTCGCTGCGGAGGCGACCCGTTTTCCTGGGCGCGGCAGACTCGACGCGAGCCCGGAGCGTGTCGACCAGGCCGGTCATGCGGTCGACAAGCTTCTGTCGTGCCCGCTGCGGGAAGGTATCGAACCGCAGGGCGAGTTCGCGCTCGCCGCGGGTGACGATGTTGACGGAACTCATGCGGAGGCCGTCACCGGCGTACGGTAGCGATCCAGCGTCGCCATGAGTTCGTTCGGGTAGGGGCCGCTCTGCCCCGGCGCTGCACCCACCCACCAACGCTCACTGCCTACGTTCGGCTGTACCCGCTCGACCAGCGTAGGGTCGCGGTCTTTCGCCTTGAAGCGTGCCACCACGATGCGAATGCATACGCTCTGCAGGTCCATCGGGAAATTCGGGTTGCTGTCGTTCGGCAGCGCGTAGCCGGCCTGATAGACAACCGTGACTTTTGCCGCAGGCCAGGTTCGAGGGTTGCCCTGCTGGTTCAGTCGGTAGAGGCACGCTGGGCCCTCATCGCCAGGAAGGCTAGAGCCAAGTTCAACTTCGAAGTCCGTCCCCGCTGTGAGTCCGGTATCAACGCCAGCGACGGTTTCAACCACTGAGATGCCGGCACTCAACGGCACGGCGGTCGCGGTGGCGCTCGGTGCGGCAGACAGCCAAATTTGGGTTGCACCCACGATGCTGATGGTCGTTCCGGCCGCGATGCCGGGGCCCGACACGAGTTGTCCCTGCGTCAGACTCTGCGCGTTCGCGACACCGGTCACGACAACGTTGCCCGCAACCGTGGTGCCGGTGAAGGTCGCAATAGCCGCGACTAGCGGCCAGCGCGAGAGCTTGAGCGGGTTGACGGCAGCTCGAACGCCTTCGCCCCAGACTCCATGCTGCGGCCGGAACACGTCTTGCCATGTCGCGCGACCAAATACGCGGTTGCAATGCCTGGCGATGTTCGCGGATTCCTCGTTGATGTACCGAGTGAGCCGCGTGTCCTGATCGGTCTCAGAGGTAAGGCCGAGGTCATCCTTGACGTTCGCAAGCGTTGTCAGTGCCGACGATGTCGGCGGTGTCACCATGGTCGTGAGGACGTAGTTCCCGGTCTGCCCTTGCATCAGAAGATGTCGCGCGTGAGCAGGGTTAGCGTGACGGTGTTCGTCTGAGTCACAGGACTCGCAGCCGTGCCCGACCGCACCTTCAGCGACCACGCGCCGCGGAGCTTCGTAGGATCGAACCCGACAAAGACCTGAGTTCCTCCCGTGATGCTGCCTACGGTGATCGCCGTGGCAGTCTGGTCCTGCAGCTCACCCCAGGTTGCGCCTCCATCGGCAGACGCCTGAAAGCTGAGGCTGGCAGTCGTCCAGTTCGAGGGGACAATCAGTCCAACGAGTGTCTTCGGCCCGATATCGACCTGCGCAGACAAGCTCTGCCCCGATGCGATTTGGACCGTGACCGGTTGTAGTACGAATGGGTCGGCCATGATGGCATTACGACCGGTTCATGCCGACTTGGACCATGTCGACATCGAGCGAGCCGACGCCCGTGCCGGAAGCCTTGTAGACGGTGAAGTACGGCTGCAGGATCGCGTTCGCTCCAGTGGCAGCGAAGCTCATTTGGCCCGGAGTCGACACCTCCGAGCCGTCGATGAAGAATCGAACATTGGTCGGGGTCGTCGCGTCGATGCGGAAGATATGGAACGCATCCACCGCCATCGTGACGCCGGACGTGTTGGAGAGCGTTTGCACGCCGTCCTTCGTGCGCATGTTGACAGCGCCAGACGACAACTGTTGAAACTCAGCATAGAACGATGCGTTGTCCGGGCCGTCGATCCAGGCGCTTTGCATCCCGAACACGATCTCGACGACGCCTGTAGGCAGGACGTGATTCGAGACTCGCGCCTCCCATACCGCGGATTTCGTCATGTCCCAGTTGAGTACGTCGGCGGCGTACAGGGTCGCTTCCTGCTTCTCCGAGGTGGCATCGAGCGCCAGACGGATGATGCCTCCGCCCGCATTCGAGACCGCAGAAACGGACGGAGATCCGCTCGTTTTTACCGTCTTCTGGATCCACGGGTAACCGACAGTGGCCGTGGTCGGTATGCCGGATCCGGTCGCATGTCCTGGGCCGATAAAATCCTCATCGAGCACCACTGCGGTATAGCGCTGGACGGTTTCGTAGGTTGCTGCGTCGTATTCGGACTGCGCGTTTCCCGTCGCGTCGTTGCGTGAAAGGAGCCGAAGAGTGGATCCCATGAAGGTGTCCTCGTCAGAAAGGGAAAGGCCCCGCGAGATGCGGGGCCAGTGCGCGCCAGAAAGATCAGACCTCGGAAGCCGGCGGAGACGCCTGCTGGTAGCGACCCAGGTACTCCATGTGCGCCTCCGTAATGTTCGCGGCGTTTGAGGCGGATGTCTGGATCGCGATGTGGTTGAATCCGTTCGCCATGTCCATCACATCAGCCGGGTCGAATTCAAACACCACGTACTTGTCTTTCGTGGTTGTGGTCGTCTGGAAACTTGCAGCCGCAGTCTGCGCAACCAGGGTATCGCTCACCGTGGTGTCCGCATTGAAGAACACCGGAGCAGCGCTGATCGCCTTCGATCCAGTTCCGGAGCTGTCCTGTGCCTGCAACGGGGTGAAGGTCACCTGGGCAGCGTTTCCCTGATTCACGCGGCACACGATTGCAACCTTAC